ACTACCCAATTTGCACTCAGGATCAATTCTCCACAATCCCAACATAGCATAGTTTCTATTGTTTGTACGCCAGTTGTTATTATTCGAGACTTCCTTTTGTACCATATGAATCATCTCAGCGAACCCTGTGCCAAGATACGACTCATCATCATAAGCCAGTTTCATATCCTGGTATGGTAACATATTCTTTGGATAGTTATTAAACGCTATCCAAAGAATACGCTCTGAACGCTTGTGATACTTGGCCTGAAATGCGTAGGTTTTTCCACTGAGCAGGAACGTAAAATGCAGATTATAAATATACCAGCGAGCAGCGCCAGAATCCACACCGCTTCCGTCGATAGAAAACTGTTCGTTGATCTCACGCTCCATCTCCGTTTCTTGGACTGCATCAGGTTGATTTAAGAGATAGTCTATATCTTCTTGTTTGTAATAAGGACTCTTAGACTTTAGGTCTTGCAGTGCCCACATATCCAAAGCATCAATATGACCAAAAAGCTTCATATTTTCTAACTTCGGCACTGAAGGATCAAAGATAAAACGATTAAGTGGCAGCAACTCAGGATGAGGACCATCGCGCTTAGTGAATACATTTTCTTTCGACTCTACAGGCGAACTTTCTGTTTCTCCACCGCCAATATACTGTCGCTCGACCTGCTCCTCAAATTCATAAGGAGTATAAATAACTCCTGTGCCATACTTAATCGCACTATGGTCAGCCGACTGTTCTACTCTATAGAGATCAAGTTCTTCTGGATCATAAGCCATGTCCATGAGGAAATCTTGAATTACTTGCTTTAGCTCTTCTCCATCTTTAGTAGGCAAATCTCCACTCATTGTGGCCGCCCACAGAGGATCATACATCCACTTTCCAGCTACCACACGTGCCAGCAATTCATCGCACGACGTACCAATAATCGGTATAACCAGATTGGCCGCGCCGGGCCACGGCCAATCAGCTTCCTTATTCTTCGGACGGGCCTTGTAGAGACGGACATACTCAGGAAGTTTTTCAGTGCGAAATGTCTGAAGACGCCGATCCAAATGTGCAACTTTGTCCTTGATAAAGTCACAAATATCCTTATAATTATCCGGTCCTATGAGCCTCGGCGTTACTTCAGTAGGTGGTTGATATGGCATTTTAGCGTCCTTGTGGTACTGTAGCTGCTAATCCAGCAGGAGTTCCTGTATTTTGCTGCATCGTAGCTTCTTTATCTCCGCCTTGTTGTGTGCGACTTGAGGAGATGACCTGACCAGTTAATAAACCAATTCCTGCTCCGATAATACCGGCTGCAAGATTTCCATCAATTCCAAACTGCTTGCATACTACAGCAAAAGCACAACCAATTGCTATGACAAGTACAGCTAGAATTGGAGAACTTATCGTATTAAGTGCGGCAATCCAACGTTGCAACATTTCATGCTCCTACTTGAGTTCTTGTCTTACTATGATCATACGTAGACCTTGCTGCCGCATAGCCCTCTTTCCAGGCTTCAAGTTTCCCCAATTTTACAGCATGGTCTGTTAAATCCCTTGTGTGCTCATCAAGTTGAAAATCATGCTCTGTTAAATGCTTATCATGATTATTTTGATTTGAATATAGCACGCCAGCAAAGAAAAAACAAGTGATTATACTGACAATCGTTGGTCCCCAAGCTGCCCAATCCATACACTCTCCCTAAGCGGCTGCTGAAGCTACCCGGCGCCGGTATTGTGCCATCTGCTTCGACATAAATCCATCAATCTTCTCTTTAGACACTGTGTCAAACTTCCAAATCTGAGGCCCGTAGCTCAGCACATCAAGAAGATCAATCAGCCCTTTTCGTTGGCCATATTGCTCTGCTTCTTCTTTGATTTCAGTACAGTTATTAGAATCTAGCCATAACTCATGACGTTCTACTATGGGAATGAAATTCTCAATACGTTCTGCTTTGGCATTAACGTTTTGTGGAGTTTTAAGAGGCAGAAATTGAATTCCAGCAAGTTCAGGACGAGAGTGTTTGTGTTCTTCTACGAAGTAGTTCAGATGATAAAGCAGGTATTTCTGCGCCGCAACAGCTTCTACATAGACGACGCGGAGTTTCCACTTGACAGCGTAGAAGAAGAGCCGCTCTACAAACTGATCAATAGGAACTGCCTTAGCCCACTGGTCTAACAAATACACTCTACGTGGTTCCTTTGTGACTCCAGTAACTACTATAGCATGACGGCATCGACCATCTTTTCCAACTTCTTTGCCCATGTGTGAGCCGCCATGATTAGGATCGACAATCATATACCGATCAAGGTTACGTGGAAACACATCTTTTTCTACATCTCCAGCAGCAACGTGATGACGAATGGTGATTCTATATTGCTGCGGCATAGAAATCTCAAAAAGTCTATTAACACTCTGAGACTCCTTCGGAATAGCCAACGCTCCGGTGACCCGTTCAAAATTGAAGTACCGAAAATCAGCCATGTTAAACTTAGCCTTAGATGGATCAATAGGAAAATTAAGGAACTGGCAACTAAAATGATAGCTTCCTAGTCTACGTTTCCATTTCAGCAGCAACTCTCGATTCCATTCCTCAGGAAAAATAGGCTCTCCAAAAGGATGTGCCGCGCAACAGCCACCCAGGGCTGCATGAGTATGAGGAGTGAAGTAAGGTTCTTCTTCTCTTATATTAGAGTTGAGGTCATCATGTGACCACCTGTTTCCTACTACAAGCTCATCAAAATCTCTACCAGGATTATTCTCTCCTCTGTCCGACGCGCCGACAAGAATCTTATGGTAATCAATCGTATCAGTCATCACGATGTGAGACTTTCTCGCGTCTCTACCAACAAGGTCATCTTCTATAATAGGACCGTTATAGTGACGAGATTGTAAAGCAGCACCGACGCCGATAAAGTCGAAAGTCCCTTCGCCTTGGCCGCGCCCTGCGGGTGTACGACGTTGATGTAGACTTTCACTCTTCCACGTTTCTTTTTCTGTCGGTATAATCTCTGGAAAAAGGTGGTTAAAAAAACTGTTATTCAAATAGTGATTTGAAATCCTGGTTCCTAATTTAATAGAGTTAGTGATTGTCTCACTAACCAGTAACATGCGAATATCCTGCGAGTGTGCTCTGTGCATCCATTCTATATAAAGATCAGAATATCCAATGTTTGTGAAGAAGTCTTCTTCTCTGTGGCCGAAAGGTAATGCTCTCCAGATTGGGTAACACTCAGAGAAAACCGTGCTTTTGAAATGATCGCGAGGAATTTCTATGAGTTCCTTTAGACCATCTTTCATCACAAGAGAACACATATAACGATGTAGTGTAGATGAGAACCTGTTTTTACCTAATACTACCGTACTAAAGTAAAACAAATCCATGTAAGAATTCGCTCTGTAGATTTGTTTCTTAGATGCGGCGTTCTTTGCCACATCAGTAGGAATAAGATTATAACCTACTATAGTAGACCGCGGCACGAAAGTATCTCCAGTCTCTCCTACTTCGAGAGACCGGAGTACATCTCGCACCGCTTGGTCTAGCTCACGTTGGCTCAATGAAACCTTCTAGGCTATAGTAGAAGCCGCCGTAGTAGTAGAAGTTGTCGGGGTAGCTGTAATCGGTGCTGGAATAGCATTCAACGAAGCTACAGCCGCATTGACCCAAGCAGTAACAGTTGCGATTGTAGGTGTCGGCATGTTATTCTGAACCGCGTAAGTCTGGAAAGTCGGCAGAACAGCTGCTACAACCATAGCAAGTTTCTGCGGTCCTGTGCCAGACTGTGCGCCAGCAGCAAGCGCAGCGTTTTCTGCATTGACAATTTCATTCACTGTGGCATCATAAAGATCAGAAATACCTGGGAAAGCAATTGCTATTACTGGTTCAGCCACCTCTGCCGCCTTGGTTGCAACTTCAAAGAACACCTTGAAACCATGTCCAATATCATCGAGAATCGATTTGAAACTTGCCATTGCACTGCTCCTTATACTACGGTTATGGTATGTCAGTTGTCATACACTCAGCCCAGTACATCCACTCAAAACACCGAGGACCGAAAATTGGGCTGAATACGTCTCTCATGCTAGTTCACTGTCCCATCTGTAGGAATCAGTTCCAGCAACTCAGCACCTTCGGCAGAAGAAAGCACAACCTGCTCCAAAGTATCAAGTGCTTTTTGTTGATCTACGGCACTCAGGGTGTGTGAGTTTGAAAACTCTGCATTCGCGTCCTGTGCTAACTTCGAGTGCATAGAACTCGACGCCGGTGCAGCCACGGCGCGGATAGCTTGGATGATGCTACGAGACTCAGCATCTTTAGTTTCAAAGTCAAATGAATCTACTGGCTTGACTTCAGTCCTAGATATCTTGGCGAATGTTCCTTCACGATCCATCAATTCCAGAGACAGCGCAGTCTGATGCTTTCGCTCTTGGAGAGTTGTGGCTGGACGTTGGAGTTCATTCGCTAAGATTTGGAGCGCCGGTGGAAGAAGCTGAGTTAGCATCTCACGACGCTGTTCTTTAATCATAGCAAGAGTCTTGTCTTGTTCTAATATAATACCATGTGTAATTTTGAGTCGAGCGATAGAATAATCTGCAGAATTCTTTATATGTGTAAGCCTATTAGGCGAGATACAAAGCATCACTGCAATAG